GCAGCCACCGCTATCGCCTCCTTCTGCTTGAGTGTATGGCAGTGGATGAGTTGGTGGCTATGGCTACCGATGCGATTGGAATTGCTCGCATGGGTCGTGATTGGCTTGCTGGCCTTGTATTTGGTGGCGAAACTTTTGAAGCGTTGATTGTTTGTGCTCAAATGAGCGCCTGATGACTAGCATACAAAACATGCTGCAAGCTGGTTCGGACTGGCTGTCCAGTCAGCTCAAGATGCACGCCTCGCGTCCTGTCGTCTATCAGCGCGGTGTTCGTGAGGTTACCGTGCCCGCTGTGATCGGACGGACGCTGATGAAGCTCGACGATGGATTTGGCGGCGTGAAGATGGAATGGACAGACCGCGACTTCTTGATCCAGGCAAGCGATCTTATCTTGGATGGAGAGCCGATACAGCCACAGCCAGGGGACATGATTCGTGAAACGAACGGCGATGTGACGTACGTTTACGAGGTTATGGCTCCAGGCGGCGAGCCGCATTGGCGATGGTCGGATGCTTATCACAAGGTGAAGCGGATTCATGCGAAGCAGGTAGGGATTGCGTAGGAATTGCGTATGGATTGCGTCGGGATTGCGTAAATGGCCGTAGTAATTGACATCGCCGACGCCGTGGTGGCGGAGCTGAACAAGACTTCGTTCAGCCAGCCGGTGGTTGCGGAGCGGCACTATCATCCGCGCTTCGACCTGTCGGAGATGGCGAACCTGAAGGTGAGCGTCGTGCCGCGTTCGCTGACCTCCAGCAAGCTAGACCGAAGCAGCGACAGTTTCGACTATCAGATAGACGTGGCTATACAAAAGCGCACAGATACAAACCCGGTGTTGCTCGATGCTATGATGACTCTGGTTGAGGAGATCGCAGACCACTTTCGGACGAAACCATTGTCAGGCTATCCGCAGGCGCGCTGCATCGAGGTCAAAAACGAACCGATCTATGCGTTAGAGCACCTTGATGAGCTACGGCAGTTCACGAGCGTCATTACTTTGACCTTTCGCGTTTGGAGGTGAGTCATGTTTGACATGAAGCTCGAAACCGCCAAACGTGGCTTCTTTGATCGCGAGAGAGTCAAACGCTCAGTGGATGCCGCCACTCGGCGGGTGCTCTCGAAGTTCGGCGCCTTCGTCCGCCAGCGAGCCAAGACGTCGATTCGTAAACGCAAAGGCATCAGTCCGCCAATGCATCCGCCGTATTCGCATGTTGGCCTCTTGCGCCAGTTCATCTTTTTCGCGTATGATGAGGAGCGCAAGAGCGTCGTGATAGGGCCCACATTGCTAAGATCAGGCTCGGAGGTGCCTCGCCTTTTAGAATATGGCGGCGAGACGACTATCAAAAAGCATGGCAAGGCTCTTCTTGCGCGTTATCGACCGCGGCCGTATATGAGGCCCGCTTTTGAGGAGGAAGAGTCCAATCTGACTGCGCTGTGGCGCAATTCTGTTCGATAAGGAGATGATCCATGGGTGTTAAACTCGGGCTAGACGCCAAACTGTTCCGCAACACGGGCACGTACCAGAGCCCGACTTGGACGGAAATCGGGAACGTCCGAGACGTTACACTGAATCTTGAAACGAGCGAAGCCGACGTGACTACCCGAGCCAACAATGGTTGGCGGGCGACGGTAGCTACGCTCAAAGACGCCTCGATTGAGTTCGAGATGGTCTGGGATTCGGCTGATGCCAATTTCACGGCGATGCGGGAAGCATTTTTGAATAACACGTCTGTTGAGCTGGCCGTACTAGACGGCCCAGCCGCAAGCGGCCAGGGCCTGCGGGCAACTTGCATGGTCACCAAGTTCAGCCGCAATGAGCCGTTGGAAGAGGCTATCACGGTTAGCGTTACTGTCAAACCAACATATTCGACGAATGCACCAAGCTGGATGGGTGGAACCTAGTGCGCTAACGTGAGGTGATCTTGGATGCGGACGTTTCGTGACAATGCTGGCCGAACATGGACAATTGCCATTAACGTTGCGGCGATCAAGCGGGTCCGGGCCCTGGTGAATGTTGATCTGTACAAGCTGGTAGACGATGGGTTCAAGCCGCTCGGGGCACTGATCAGCGACCCGGTGCAGCTTGCTGATGTGCTCTACTGCTTGTGCAAAGACGAGGCAGACGCCAAACAGATCAGCGATGAAGACTTCGGCAGGGCTCTGGCAGGTGACGCTATTACGCTTGCGACAGACGCCTTTGTTGAGGAGCTGATCGATTTTTTCCCCGAAGCGAGGGTGAGGGACAGCTTTCGGAAGATCGTGGCCGAAAGCCGGAAGGTGCGCAACCGAATCCTGGAGCGAGCCGAGAAGGTGATTGCGACATTCGACGCCGATCACGAAGCGAACAAGCTGCTTCGCTCGTTTGGCATTGCGCCGGAATCCTCGGCATCGACCCAGGACCCTTCACCCTCAGAGAACTCTGCCTGATGGCAGAGGCCCGATGCCGCGATCATTGGGCGCATACATCGGCCATTCTTGCGATGCTTGCGAACGTCCATCGCGATCACCGTAAGAAGCCGACGCCCTACAAGCCGGATGACTTCAATCCGTTTCAGCAGCGCCGTGGACAGGTCGTGCAAAAGGCTCCCATCGACGTGCTCAAGCAAGCGTTCGTGAAGGAGGGCTGACCCATGGCTACCGCTTCTGGGATTCGCGCAGGCGCCGCTTATGTCGAGGTGTTCGTTAAAAATAGCCAGTTCATCAAAGGACTGAACGCCGCTTCCGCCAAACTGAAAGCGTTTGGGTCTAGCATTCAGTCTCTTGGCTCGAAATTAGCTGGCATCGGAACAGGCCTGGCAGGCGGTTTATTTGCCGCTGCCAAAGTGTTTGCTGCGATGGGAGATGACATCGCAAAGATGTCAGCCCGCACCGGTGTTTCTGCTGAAGCTTTATCCGAACTGCGCTACGCAGCGGAGCGATCTGGTGCCGAGGTAGATGACCTGGAAAAGGGCCTGCGCACCATGAGCCGCAATATCATCGAGGCAGCGCGTGGATCGGCGCGCGCGCAGCGAAGCTTTGCGCAGCTTGGTTTGACGCTCGCCGACCTGAATGGCCTTTCGCCGGACGAACAGTTCGAGCTGATTGCTGATCGGCTGTCGCGCATCCAGAATCCGGCCAATCGCGTGACTCTTGCATTGGAGATTTTTGGTCGCACGGGCGCTAATCTTTTACCCATGCTGTCGGCTGGCGCCGAAGGTATTCGCGAGCTGAGGCGAGAGGCGAACAACCTTGGATTGACTATGAGCACAGAAGACGCCCAAGCGGCTGAAGTACTGACTGACGCAATGACTAACTTATGGAAGTCTCTCAAGCGTGTCGTGTTTATGGTCGGAGCTTCATTGGCCCCAACACTGAAAAGCGCTGCTGATTGGATTACTGCTGTTACTGCCAATGTCGGCTCGTGGATTGACGCGAATCGCGAGGTGATCGTTGTTGTTGGCGGCGTGGTGGCTGGCATCATTGGTGTCGGTGCGGCCCTGATGGTTGTTGGGGCGATCATTTCTGCCATCGGCACAGGCCTTGGCCTGGTGGCAGCCACCATTTCCACGGCTGCTTCGGCGATAGGCATGCTCGGCAGCGCCTTTGCCTTTTTGCTGTCGCCGATCGGCGCGGTGATTGCTACAACAGTGGGGATTGGTGCAGCCGTGTTGTTTGCCACCGACGAAGGCAATGCAGCGCTTGAAACGCTTGGGCAAGGCTTTACCGATCTGCTTGGTACGGCGGTCACCACTTGGCAGGGCATTCAAGACGCTATCGCGGCTGGTGATTTGGCTGGGGCAATGGAAGTTGCGTGGCTAGGCATGCAAGTGGTATGGGAAACCGCTATTGCCACGCTTAGTGCATCGTGGCGCAGCTTCAAGTCGTTCTTTGTCGAGGTGTTCTGGTCTGCTGTTTTCCTCGCCGCCAAGGCCTTTGATGCTGCCTGGACAGCCATCGAGGCCACCTTTTGGTCCGTTGTCGATGCGTTAGATACTGGCTGGGCGCATTTTGTGGCTGGCCTGAAGATTGCCTTCAATGAGTTCGTAGCCTTCTTCAAACGTGCCTGGGCACGAGTGCGAAACATATTTAACCGCGAGGCTGCAGATCGTGAGGTCGCGGCCATCAACGCGGAAGTGCAGAAGCAAAATGAGGAGGCTCTGAAGCAACTGGACAAGCGCGTGCGAGAAGATACATTTGGGCGACGTGCTGCAGCGGCACAAGATGCTGGTGCGCAGCGATCTAGGGTGCTCGATCAAATGCTGGAAGAGGGCCGACGTGAGCGGCAGCGCCAGATCGATGTGGCCAACAAAGCCGATCAAG